TTTTTAACAGCTCCTTTAACTTTATTTACAAACGCAGTACCTTTATCTCTTGCCCAATCACCGGCTTTCTTTAACATATCAAGTGGTCCTTCGTTTAGAAAATCTTCAACTAACATTAAACCGTCAAGTTGTTCCATTTCAGATAACACAATACCTCTTAATGTTTCCGATTCTTTAATACCTAAACGTAATGCTGAATAGGCAGGAGCTCCACCGCCACCTGATTTAAATGAAACGACAGGTTTAACTGTTTGAGCATATTTAACAATGATAGGATCTTTGATACTGTTAATAGGTTGTACTTCAATATCACCAGTTAATGTAAACTTACCTAATAGATTAGCTGCGGCAGGAGAACCTGCACTACCAAACTTATGATTACCAGTTGCTGCCTCAAATACAACATGTTTACTAAATAAAGCGTTAACTGCTGTATCTTGATTGATAAGACCTTCGAGCATTTTAGTTAATTCTCTATTGCCTTTATCTTTCTTTTGGAAATCAATCACTGCATCAGTCTTTACACCGGCCTTTGATTGTTTACGTAAATCACCAGCAGCAACTCTTGATACTAATGAAGACATATTTGTTTCCATCGTTTCAACTAGTTTATTTGCCATTGCTCTATCTTCACCCATTTCAGACATTGCTGCCTTAACGATTGCGATAGCTTCTGATTTAGTTGGTGAAGCAAGTTGAGATCCACCTGCTTTCTTTAATGATATCTTTTCTTTAAAATCAGAAGAAGCAATATCAGTCTTTGGTGTTTTATTCTTAGCACCTGTTTCTTTCCATATAGGTCCTAAACTAATAGATCCCATACCTCGACCAGTTTGTACTAATTGTTTTGCCTTTAATTGTTTATTAAAGTTATCTGCGATCTTATCAGCAACATCTGTATAGTTACCGAACTTCTCTGCTACGGCAATTGTTTCTGGATCTGTTGATTTACCATTGAGTTTATTGTAAGCATAAACAATTACATCTTCCCATTCAGCACCAGTAGGTGGAGAACCAGAAGCCTTCACATGAGTAAAGGAACTTGATTTGAAAGAAGTGGATCCTTTGATATGAATTACTTTACCGTTTGGAGCCTTTAGGTATTTTTCTGCAGGTCCATCACCATACGTATAGTCAGCTTTGGTCGCTGCTATAATCTCGAAGTGATCTCCTGGATTATAACCTAAAGCAGATAGTTCTTTGAAGCCTTTTCCGTTATAAGCAACTTTGTGTCCTATAACATAGTCAGGCTTTAGAAAACTAGCTTCTGCTAAAAAAGAATTGAAGCTCTTCATGTTTACCCTATTAAAATTAGTATATATCTAGAGTTTATTTATACAGATACTCAAGTTAAAGCTACATCTCCAAATACGTTTTTACCACCAGGCTTGCGTTTGTTCAATCTCATACCAATATCGGTCTTATCGAAGACAGGACCGTCATCATCATATGAGTTCTTTTTTCCTGGCTGGCCACCACCTCCAGATGGACCATCTAAATTGATATTGTCCTGAGCTGATTCTTCGAGTTCATAGATCTTCATCTTTGCTCTCTCGATACCAACAAGGAATCGACGATAGTAACTGATGTCTCCCCAACGATTCTTCAACTGCTTGATCATCAGCTGATTCATTTCGTCAAGATACTCAGAACTAACCAGACCTAATATACAATCAGCCGTATGAGTAATACCCATTGACTCAGATGTATTTGTTAGATCAACGTCAGAGTTACCATACGCGTCTCTGTTATATTGAGAAGAGGTAACGACTGCACAATTATATTCCATTGCCAATCCACGAACTTCTTCTGCAATTGATTTGACTAAGGTATAACTGTTTGCAGCTGCAGCACCTTTAACTCGAGCAGATGAACAGATGTTCAAGTAATCGAGAAAGATAACATCAGGCTGAAAGTTCTTTTTGAGTTTCAACTCATTCAATAAATGTCGGAAGTGACCACTATGAGCAGAACCAGTAGGGAACTCTTTAATCACCAGTTTACCTGTTGTCTTTGTTTTATATCGGGCCATGCGTTTCTCAAATACATCACGAGGTACTTCACCAACTTCGTCGAGAGTAATATCCATAATGTTTGCGTCAATACGACGACCGATTTCTTCAGCAGCCATTTCCATTGTAATATACAGAACATTCTTTCCATACATCAAATGATTTGCTGCCATATGACATTTAAGTAAAGATTTACCACCACCTGTCGTTGCCAACAGTACGGTCATAGATTTACGAGGTATGCCACCCTTTGTAATTTTGTTTAAGATTTCAATGTCAAACGGCGTACGTTCTTCAACTCTGTGATAGTGATCATAACGATCATCGGTATCTTCAAGGAAGTCATGACCAACTGATTGGTCAAAATTGATACCCAGTGAATCCGAGAGCAATCCTGGGATTGCCCCCTTATCCATTCCGTCGTTGTCTTGACCATCAAGAATCAGAATTGCTTTACGTATACTATTATATAAATCTTTGTCTTGACAAAACTTTTCTGTTTCATCAACCAAAAATTCCATATTGGTATCAGCATCAATTGACATACTATCAACTAACTGGTGAACACCTTGATACGTATCTTCGTTCAGATCCTTACGTTTATCAACAGCAATCTTTAAAGCTTCAAGTGAAGGCGGCTCCTTGTACTTTTCCATGTACTCAGAAGCCGTTTCAAATACTTTGCGAAGTACGGTGTCATCGAAGTAATCTTCTTTTAAATATGGAAATACCTTACGGCAATAATCCTCATTCAGTATCAGATTCGATAAGATCGTCTTCTCGAGCATTGTGTCCCTCCACGTTTTGAAGTTTGTACTTGCGTTCTACATATTTACCAAACGATTCGTTTAGACATAATTCTTTGAAGAAATCATCATCAACTTCAATATCCTTACCTCTACGTTTCGGTTCAATAATTTCACCAGTCTCGAGATCAGTTAGATTATACCAACCTTGAGTAGCTTTTTGAATATGACCGGACTCAATCGCAAGATCCATTAAGGAACTATTCTTTTGAATACCTGAATCATATAATACCTTGAACGGTAACTTTGCTTTCTCTTTTACATATCTTGACTTTTCGATATTAATGGTAAACTTCCAACCTGCGAGGTCGGTACCTTCTTTCTCTTGAGCCTTAGAAATAATAAAGATCTGATTAGCAGAATAGTAAATACCTGTACCACCAGAAATAATGTTCTTAGGAAATAACCCAATCTCTTTATATGTATGGTTAACTGCGATACAAGGAATATCCTTTGTCGTCAGTCTAGGTGTAATGATTCTGAACAATGACTTAAGAGCTTTTGCTCTCGACATATCAGCAACTGATTTCTCATTCAATGCATCCTCAACTTCTTTCTTTGAAGCAAGGTTACCGATTGAGTCAATCATTACCATTACGTTGTCACCTTTACCTACTTCATCTAAACGTCCAACAATATCAAACTTTAATTGTTCAACATCTTCAATCGGAATATGAAGTACTCTACTGGTATCAATATCAAAAGATTCTAAATACTCTGGTGTAATACCATATTCAGAATCGTATAACAAAGCAATTCCTTTCGGATACTTTTTCAAATAAGCCTTCATACAGTATAAGCCGAGCAAAGTTTTGAAACTTTTAGATTCTCCTGCTACAACTGTTAGACCTGGGATAAGACCACCTTTCAACGAACCACTAAATGCAATATTTACAATTGGTAGTTCTGTTTGAATAGGATCCTTATCTTTAAAGAAAGCTGAATCATTTAGAGCAGATGCCTGCTTTACTGATCCTGCCTTCAACATTTTATCGAGTAAACTCATATTTTATTCTCCACTTAGAATTTGATGTAACTTATCGGCAAACGCATCAAGTTTCTCATATCGGTTTGGCCAATATATGTAATCCTTTTCTGGGTTTGCTTTTAAGTTATTCAATAGCGGTACAACCGCATCATAAATTAATTGTGCCTTAGCTGCGCTCGACTCAGCAGAAGCTGCAGTTGTAGTAACTGCTTCCTTTGCCTGTTGAACGACTTCAAGCTCATCGGCGTCAACAGCTGTGAAACCAAAATCAAAGTCGAGAATGGTTGTTTCTTTTTCAATAGTCATAAAGACCTCCTAAAAAGTGGGGACCTTGCGATCCCCCACAGTTATTAACTACGTGCCAATTCCTTAAATATACTAAGGTCATCATCATCATCACTAGCGGACGATCCAACTGATGGTTCGGCGGTTGCCATTACCGGTTCAGAAGTATCATTTGACATACTGGATAAATCCAGTTCATCAGCCGTTTCAACAACCGGTGCCGAAGCAGTCGGTTCATCATTCTGTAAATCAAGTACACGATACATTTTAGTTTTTAGTTCTGCGTAAGATTTGAAATTACCTTCAGATACTAAATCCTGTAGAGAATGTTGTTCTCCCCAAATTCTTTCGAGTACTTCATCATCCTCGGACAATGCAGACGACGGATCGAATTCAGATTTATCGTAGTTCGGATAACCTTCGAACTGTCTGATCTTTAGACGAAAGTTTGCACCTTCCCATAGATCAAACGGATTGGTTGGTTCTTCATCTTCAAAAGTTGGATTCATTAAATCATTCAACTTATCAAAGATCTTTTTACCGAACTGGTACATGAATACTTTACCTTCATTCTCAGGATTTGCGCCATCTTTAACAACATAGATGTTAGCAGTATACTTCAGCCTACGCTTCTGTTTACGTGCTTGTTCCTTGTCAGATTCGACACCACTGTTCCAAAGCTTTGAGTTAAACTCAGAGATAGGATCATCCTGGTTCAATGTGGTTAGAGAGTTTTCGATATACCATAGACCTGTAGGTCCTTGGAATCCATGATCCCAGATTCTTACAAAAGGCATCTCTTCACCTTTCGAGGCTGGTAGGAAACGAATGACTGCGAAGCCATTGCCTGCCTTATCTCGAGTAGGTTTCCAGAATTTCCCTGCATTGGGGTCTTGGTATGATTTTGAAGAAATCTTTTCGAGTTGAGAGTTCAACTTGTCGAGGGTCTTCGTACGGTTCTTCTTGAGTGAAGAAAAGTCTGTTAGTGCCATAATTAGTTCTCCTGTATATATAGCGTTATATTGCGTAGTATTTAAATACCAAAACGATTCTTGATTAACTCTTGAAATCGTTTCGGTTCAAAATCGAGAAAGGGTTTATACTTTCGCGATTTGTTTATTATATCAAAAGATACGTGTTTGTCAACTACTTTCTCACTCCAATACGAAAATATATTCGCTTGATGAGAAAGAATAGTAAATGTTTCCAAACTAATCTTCTTTTGTAACAACAATGTCATTACCAAAGGATGTTGTCCATCTATTGATATAAAGTTTCGCTTGTATTCATCGTCAAGATGAGCAAGCTCGGATTTGAAGATATAACCTAATGATTCTATCCTCTTCCTCCAATTCGTGTATCTGGCTTCTCCTTCACTGTCGAGTAGATCTCGAACCCAGATGTTTTTATTTATTAAAAGATTACTCAAAATTAGACCTTGTGGGTCATCTTTCTTTGCCAATTTTGCGAACGAATATGCATCGTTCCTTGACATAAAGGTATCAAGATTTGCTCGTACCTTTCCATTGTATTTGAAGTAATCGTAATTGTCCGTCGTAAAATGTTTCTTTAGTGCCAGAAATTTAACATACGTGTTAAACGAATCATCACTTACTAAAGTCTGTGATATCTTGTTCATCTTCTCTTTTCACCATTCTCAAGTCAACTGCTTCAGTCCGTATCTTTTCTTTCAGTACCGAACTCTTTTTTACAATTTGTGCAATCGTTTCAATCTCAATTCCATTCTTATCAGCAAAATGGCATAGAGCATCGATATACGGTACTCCTCTTGAAATATGTCTCGATATTTCATGGTGTATTTTATCAGGCGTTAAAGCAACAACGGACATATCAGTATTTTCCTTGAGTTCTTTTTTTGTCATGTATACCTTGTATTATATACTAGTTAACTGAGTATGTCAATAGTTATTTTAAATTTTGTGTAAATAAACCTGCCCAACAAGATCCTACGAGTGGATCCCATTAGACAGAGTCTATTATAACAGGTTTTTAGTTAGATGTCAATCTATTTATTAGTAACTAGATGACATAAAAATGATGAAGAACGGCAGGGCGATGGGGAATGTAATCAGTGAGATAGCTTTTGTGACTTCACAGAACTTACATACTTTTTCATTATCTTTCAATCTTTCGTAACCAGCAATCAATGCATAAGTGGTCATTTCTCTCCTTCTTGGAATTATACGTATATGTTTAAATTATGTTACCACCGGTAACAGCAATTATATATACAAAGTCAAAGAAAAAATCGCTATAAATATCTATTATATTTAGTAATAGATTATATTACATTTCGTTATAGATTAAACTTCCCTAAAAAGTACGTTTTCTACATACTGATCTTTAGTTTCTTCGGGTATTCCCATTGCCAAAATTGAACTATGAAGCATTCTGTTGAGCTTTTGGTTTGCACAATACTTGTTTTGTCTCTCGAGAGTATTAATCCATTTCTTAGTGTATTGAGGATTGCCCATTTCCATTGTATAGAACCTTGAGAGTTCCAAAGCCATGGCAACGAGTTGTTCTGTTTCTTCACCTGTACGAATTGAACCTGCACCTATAATGTTTTCTGAGAATATCTCTAACGCCCAATCTGGCATTTGTCTTTCTTTTGTCCATGTAAACTTTTCGGTAGCAGTTTTGAACTTGAGCATATATGGATGGAGAAGAGTTTGACCAACATCTATTGGAGAGTAGTCGCAAAAGCAGCCGCTGATCTTTTTAGGATTGGCAACAATATCTAAACCAAAGATAGGTAGATCAATATGTTCTTGTGGAAATACATTGATATGCATTAACCATAATTTGTTTTTACCAACAGGCTCAATTGTTTTAAGATGCGCTTTACGAATTGTTGAAGACTCCCAAAAATAATCTGACCACCCAGGTAGATCATCTGCGTGAATATGTTTAGGATTCTCAACTCTTGTCATAGAGTTATCAAAGTTTTCTATTAACGCTGTAGCGAGTATCCTTAACTTGTC